GTACCGCAATACCCGACAGGTATAGATCCGACTGCTGGATGTTCGGGAGCAGTTTCGCCTCGAACGTCCCGCCAGTCAGGGTCGTGGTTCCGACCGTGCAGACAACCCCGATGAACTCAAGATACGACAAGCTCGCCGGGAGTTGCGTTCTCCACGCAACGGTGCTGATCGGTAACGCCGCCTTGAGGAATGTCGGCGATTGCAACAGTACGCCGACGCCCGTTGAGGACGAGAAACTCGCCAACGTCGCCAGCGCGTCCGTTCCCAGATAGAACGTGACCGTCGGAGCCCCCGCGGAAGTCACGGCAGCCGTCACCAGAACTTCCAGCCAGAACTCCGTCCCGACTCCGAGATCGCGTCCTGCATTTACAGCCGATCCAGAGTTGTAACCCGTCGCCGCAGCACCGCCAGAACCCGTCGGCAGGCCCAAAGGGGCTGTGTCGATCGTGTACGGGAAGATGTTGTCCGTCTGGGCCGTCGGGCTGTAACCCGAAGTGCCGACCCCGCTGAAGTAGTTATTCGCGTCAATGATTGCCATGGTTAATTTTCTCCTTTACCTTAGCTGATCGCCGATTCGGTGTTCAGAATCTGGTCGTTTGTCCGAATGGGAACGCCGAGGAACCGAAGTTCCATGACAGGCCCAAACTGCGTGAGGGCTTCCTGCACGCTGAGGATGTTCTGCGACTTATCGAGCGCCTGGATCATGAGCATGGATTGCAGCGTTCTATTCGCATAGAACACAGGCTTGATCCCAGGGCCTTTGGACGGCAACCGCCAGAACATGCGCGCCATGAGCTTGATGAGGTTCTGGGCGCTTTGCGACCCAGTTCCCGCTGTCAAGTCCGGCACGCTCACGTTCGCAACACGCACAACATACCGCCAGTCCTTCACCATCAGGCCGCAGTACCACTGCCAGAGGTCCACAAAAGCATGGATCTGTCCGGCGCCAAACGTGACGGAAGTCTGCCACGGCCGGTCGCCGAAGTCGTAGTGCTGAAGTCCCGCCTTGGTTCCGCGGGGATAGATTCCGGCTACGGTGTTCTCGCCCCATCCCACAAGCCAGAGACTGGTATTGGTCGCGCCCGTACCGAGTCCGTTCATGATGTTCTGCCCGTTCACGGCTCCCGAGATCGCGCCAAAGCGCGGACTCAAGCCCATGAAACGCTCGGCGTTGACCAACGAGTTTCCGTAAATCAACTGCTGGGCTAATTGCTGGCTCATGGATTCGATGAACGCATCCGCCTCGGTCAGGCGATACTTCTGAGCGTTCCCGTCCATGATGGCCGCGTTGTAGTCCAACACGCACCACGCTTCGATGATCCCAGCCGCTTCGTCGATCTGCGCGGTTGTGGATTTAGACGCCGCAGTTCCGGCGTTCGGCCTCTTCCAATAGGCCTGGGGCAATCCGGTTCGGATTGTGCTTCTGTGACCCGTCGGCAGGTTTCCTTCTTTCCACGGAATGTCAATCAGAATTTCGTTCTTCTGGCTGAGTAGTTCCGCGATGATCGGCACTTCGCCGTTAGGGTCCGTGCGTTTAGCAAGATCCAACAGCGTCAGTGAATAATTCGCATTTGCAGCTACCATGTGAAATCTCCTTTATAGATTCGTTCGCCCCGTTAGTTGGCCTTTTGGCCGTTTGCTCCCGGGGTCGTTTTACCGTACATCCTTGCGGCTTTTGCTTCCGTCGTACTCAAGTCCTCTGTTGGTCCGCCGAGCTGCCCCAAGACGAGGCGGTTATCCTCTCCCAAGAGCTTCCCGACTTTCGCCATCATCTTCACAAACAACGGATGATAATCCATCCCTGTCTGCTCAATGACTTTGCGTTCATCTGGAGTCGTCAGCGCGTTGTATCCGCGCGAGCTGAGCAAGGCCGTCTCGGCGATATGCTCTCCGCCTAACACGGGATCTTTCTCAACTTCACTTTTCCAGAGCACTTTGGCATCGTTCAAGGCTTTGTCCTGCTGAGCCTTGACTTGCGCCTGGACACGACTGGCAACAGAGATCGCCAACTGATTCTGCTCCTTGAGCACTCCTTCGGCTTTTTCTTTCGAGAGACCCGCTTCCTTCGCGTTCTTCGTGATGGTTGCGAGATCCTCGGACGTAAGCAGACTTCCATCCGGTAACTTCAAATCGTATTCCGTTGGAACTGCGGGCGGTGTCGCTGGGACTTCCGCTTTCGCTGGTTCTTTCGGCGGTTCTCGGACCGGTGGCGTTGCTGACGGTGTGACAGGCGGAGGCACCGGTGGTACAGATGCTGGAGGAGTTCCCGTCGGTGTCGTCGGGAATAATGTGGCCTCCGGCGGCTTTGGAGCCGGCGGGGGCGTACTCATAATGCTTGCAGGTGGCGCGGGCGGCGCCGGTGGTACAATGGTTTCAACCATTTTTTCTCTCCTCGTTATTGGCTTCCTCATTCATAAGGAGCCATTCATTTTTGAAATTCTTCACAACGTCCTTGAAAATCTGATTCCCGATATTCCTCTGGCCTTCATAAAAGCAAGTCTCCTCGTTGCGTCCAGGACCCGAGTACGACAGCTTCATGATTCCGCATATTTCGAGAAGATGGTGTATAAATCGCCGTCCCGCGGGATCGGACATGACAAATCCGAGATCACCCAACTCCTGCTGGGCTCTCATGCGCGCGCGCGTTTCTTTGCGGTTGAGCTTTTGGGGATCGCTGGTTTCCGGCACCGCATCGGCCATCAACTTACCCCCGCTTTCTCAGTCTTCGCGTCTTCCGGATCAAAGAACATTCCGGCGTATCGCAGAAGTTCGCCATTCCATTCAAACTTCGATACCGCGCCGGACGCCTGGTGCCAGGATTTCCCAATCATTTGGTCCACCGTATCTCCTTGAAGAGGGCCACCAGTAACAGCCACACCATGAAATAAAAGACAGTTCCGGAGATGCGCCACCAACATAATCTGTTCTCCATCCTCGGCATTTTTAAGGATCGCATGAAGGCCTCCCAGGTTGCGTTCTTGAAACTCGGTGAATGATTCCCCTCCTGGCGCTTCCTCGTCTGGATTTGTTTTCCAGACTTCGTTTAAGCGATCCAACTCAGGCTGAATCTCCGATACCTTCTTACCGCTCAGGTCGCCGTAATTCAAAGGCTTAAACCATTCCCGCGCGATCGGTTTTAAGTCGTGGTGCTTTGCGACAATCCGCGCCGTATGATCGGCTCGGTCTAATGACGAGCAATATACTCGGTCGATGTCCGTCTTAGCCATGGCGATGCCCATCGCTTCGGCCTCTTGTATCCCATCGGCGTTCAAAGGCTCATCGATCCAGCTCCGCAGACGTTCTTCGCTGTTCAACTTCGTCTCTCCATGCCGGCCAAGATACAGAGCGATCATTCCTCTATTCCCATGATTTCTTTGACCTTGCATCGAACGTGTAATCCTTGAATACAGCCTGAACAAAAACAGGAGCCTCCAACAGGAACGAAAAAGAATCCTCCACAACACCCGCAATGGATTTGCACGTACCTTGTTTTCGTCTCAGCGTTATAGAAGTGGTTAACCATCTCGAAATCTCTTTCGATCAATAACCATAACGATCACGATAAGGGCTGCCGTGGCCGCCGCTCTCCATGCCAGATCGCTCACGCGCCCAACTTTCCGGCATTGCCTTGCGCCAGCAAGTCCGTGAGAGCGTTTTGTCCATCTGTCGGCGCACTAGCCAGGTTGGCCGCCGTCTTCGACGCCTGTTCGGCCTGCGCCAACTGCTGAGCTTTCGCCTGCGCCTGCGCCCGCTGCGCTCGGATTTTCTTAACCTCATCATCATCTCTGATAATGCCAGGAGCCACCGTCATCGCGTCACCATAATGCTCAATGGCCTCGTCGGGGTTAAACTTGTCCGTTGCGGAAGGGTTATCGGCAAACGCTTCTTTCATTTTAATGACATATCCCGTCAACTGCTCAATCGCTCCGCCTGCAAGCGCTTTCTGCGCCTGCGCGATGATCGAGGTGTATTCGATCTTGAGTGGGCGCCGCGCCAGCACCTGCGGAATAGGCGGGATGCGTCCCTGTTTCATCATAAGCTCAAAAGTAATTTCGACAAGAGGATCTAACAGGTCTTGGTTTAGTCGATCGACTACGGGGCCAATTTCCTGAAGTTTTTCATTCTGGAGTGCCCTGATTTCCTCGGCTGTCACGTTCCCCTTGTCGAGATTGGATACCACAAGCCACAAGTCCTCATGGAAAGATTTCTTGATGCGGTCCTCATGCGCCCGCATGAGCAATTCCAACTCTTGAAAATTGGGCTGAATCACATAGGCCGGCTCGAACTTCTGCGCTCCGTCTCGGGTATCGATGAACGTGATATCGCCCGGGACTACGGTCGCCTTCTGGTTGCGTAATGAACTCGGTCCGACCATCGGTGGATTAATGGACTTTTCAAGAGCCTTGGCCTTCTGCCGCTCGTAGACCTGGAGCCCCTGAATATCCCCAAGAGCCTCCATGCCGGGGCAATAAGTGCCATAAATATCCTCACCTGAAACCTCCCACCTTGGAGCCAATATGCGAAATCGGTCAAACCCTTTTCGCTGTAGCAGCTTATATGAGTCCACCTGAGAAACCGTCCAATTTGAACCCACGGCGCCGCGTTCATAGTACACGGACAGATATTTTTTTTCCGTCAGGGTTCTTCCGTCCCATTGCGGGTTCGGAATGATGGCGTGGCATAGTTCGATCCATGCCTCCGTCGTCCCGTTTTCCCAAAGCGTCCGCACCACCGAGGATGCCGCGTTCCAGTCGAACGTCTTGGTTTCCTCGTCATAGACAAACTGCTCGACGATCTGCCGCACCGTCAGTCGGAAGTCCCGCATGAACCCGTTCACGCGCAGTTTATAGTCGTTTAGGAGGTAATACGATCCCAGGACGAATACCTGCGTATGGATCACGCGGTCAAAGTCCTCCATGACCATCATGGCCGCCGTCCCAAATGCGCCCATGTCACCGTACACCGTTGGCAACGAGTTGTAGACGTTTGAGCGCAGGAACACGTCCGACATGAGCCACGTGCAGTCATAGAGCCATTCCTTGACGGGCTCATACTTGGCAAGGTCCGGGTCTTGCGTCGTCAATCGAAACCACGGACGCGACGGTGAAGTAAACCCGGACATCATTCCGCTTCGGAGCGTATGCCAGGCATGGGTTCCCGTGGAATTGATGATGCTCAAGTTCCGTCTGTTACCCCGATCCACGTCCGTGGTGTAAAACCGTGTTCTCCTCGCGCACAAATACTGATCGATCTCCTGCCAATGCGAGAAGAACGTCGACCGCTCTACCATGAGCATCGACCGCAGCCGTTCCAGCTCCAAAGCGTTAGTGCGTTCGTCCTTGACCAAAGCCTTGGCGTAGTGGCCCTGGATCTTCTGCGGGTGAACCTTCGGAGATTCGCCGATCATACCGCCCGCCCTGCCTGTAACTGTTGGGTCGTCAAGGTTTTAATCTCCGCGATGATCTGCGTTATCAGCGCCTGGTTCTGCGCCGGATACTGTTCATAGACTGCCAGCATCGCTTTTAAGATCATTAGTTGCATCGCTCTCCGGACGGTCGGGAGCTGGTTCAAATACGAGAACGGACCCGTGACAAAATCAAGCAGCGTCTGTCCCGTCTTGGGCTGAATCGCCGCCGTTGCGGTCGCGTAGCTCATACGCCCAGGAGTGATTTCGTCGCCGTCGGAGCCATTGTCCCAGTCCCAGACGGTGAGGTGAGGATGCTCCCACCCATGCCAGACGAGGCCGACATGCTCGCTCGAAGCGCCGCCATGGCTGAAGCCTGCGTCGCTGACCCGACGTTGGCCTTCTGCGTCTGCGTGGCTTTATCCGCCGCATCTGCTTTAGCGACCTGGGCATCCATAGCCGTCTGCTGAGCTTGCTCGGCGCCTTTGGCGTGCTGAGTCTGCTGGTTCTGCTCAACCATACTCGCGCCCGATGCCGCTGCCGTAACACTCGCGATGATAATAGCCGCCGTCACTGGATCAGACATTTACGCAGCCCTCCTTACATAAACCGTGTCGCTCTTCTCATATCCCATGCGATTGTATATCGACGATAGATCCGCCCCATCCCGCATCGTATGGACGATCAGATTGATTCCTTCCGCTTTGAGTTGATTGTCGCACCACACGATAAACTTGTACCCCGCCATGCCTTTGCGGTGATTCGGATCGAGATAAAGCAGATCCTGCGAAGCCTGTTTCTCTCCGCGGTAATGCGGGTGCGTATGCACCCAAAAGATCTGATACCCGACCATGCCGCCGGATTGCCGCACCGTAAAAATACGGAGTTGATTGGAGTGATCCGCTGATTCGTAAACCTCGAATTGCGGGTCAATCGGCATATCGCGAAACGTACCGACCTCCATTTGATGCTTCGGCCACAGGTGAACCATCTCCCGCATTAAATCCATGCTGTAGTTTTCCCGCGCGAACCTCATCCCAATATCCCGGTCTTTTTCGGAGCGAATTTAACGCTTTCCACCGGCTTACCCAAAAGCGCCGCCTCTCGCACGCGCTCCGTAAACGTCTTACCGTTCGCCGCCATCGCTCGGCGCTTGGCCATGCGCCAGGCGTTCTGTATCCTCTTCTTCATAGCACACCCGCCATAAACTTCTCGATCGGGTCCGGCTCGGGTTTGCGAACCTCTGAGAACGGGTCGAACTCCGACCGCATCCCACGCGTAGTCCCGCCACCCAACACCGCAAGCACGGGATCGCGACCCGGCATCTCCGGCAACGCGAAGGTGAGCGCCAAAGCGTCGGTGTCGTCCGGCGAATGACCGATCTCTTTTTCAATCTGTTCCTTCTCAATGACCTTGAACTGCCCTTTTTGGAACCCGTACCGTAAAGCCGGCATCTCTTGGCGTAACGACGGCATGTCCGGCAACGCCCCGCCGTTCTTTACCCACGTTGCCATATTGAAAAGCATTTCGCTCCGCTTATTGAAGTACCGAGGGTCAATGGCCTTGCCCGCGAAGTTGACAGGGACATGATCAATCCCCGCCTGAACGAACGAGTCCTCTACGCTCCCGCCGTATCCTCCCGTATCATCCACGAAGCACAACTCCCAGCCCCACCGTTCTCGCGCTACCGCCGCCCGCGCCGCCACGTCGTTACCGCGAGCGTGCGACATATTGACGGGTCGATACGATTGCTTGCCCCATCTCGGGAATAAACTTGTCTTAGCCATTCCGCCCCTGGCGACATCAATGCCGAGCCGCTTCTGCGACCCTGCCAGCTCTTCAACACGGTACAGGCGATGGATCGCCGCTTCGACTTCCTGTATCGACAGCAGCGCATTGATGCCACTAGGCGGGTACTGTCCCAAAATGTACGCCATGACCCAGGGATCGTCCCGGCCGTAGGTCTTGATTTGCTCTCTAGCCCATTCTATGTCAATCCTGGGCGATCGGTCCGCGTCATCCGGGTCACCCGTGATGGTGATGACGTGCCACTGGTTCCGCAACCGAGTGTCAGCCGCGTACAGCATGCCCGACTGGCTAGTAGGATTGCCCGCCTGCATGATCTTGCCCCAAACGCAGTTCGCTAGGGCTTGCTCTGCGGTCTTGAGCACGGTCACGGGTATGTCTCCCGACTCGTCAATTAGAAACAACACCCGCTTGGCATGGATACCCGACAACGTGCGCCCTTGCTCTTCCGGGTCGGCGTCCTTTGAGAACGATCGCGCCTCGATAAACCATGTCTCGGGATGGTCTACCGCGTAGATGCGCTCTTTCGTCCATCTGAACGCTCGCCGCAAGAACTCCGATCGGTTCATGAGCTGGGCGAACTCCGGCCATAGGTTCGTTTTGAGGTTGTCACCTGTTACCGATATGGCCGCGCCCTTAGGATGTTCAAGCGGTTCACCGTAGCACGCCAGGAAGTTCAACGCGCAGCCCGCCAGCACCATCGTCTTGCCTGGTCCCGCGCACGCTTTGAGTGCTATACGCTTCTCCGTCTGATCTTGTGATGGGAATTTTGCTATCGCTTTGCTTTGCCAGCGGTCCGGCGTGATATGCAGCTCGTCAACAAAGAACGAAATAGGGTTTTCGCGCCACGCGCGGAGTTTGTCTTGTGGGGTCACGCTATAAGTTTACGCAGATTCTAAGCTGGGTTCTACAAGTTTTCGGGGAAAAGATGGGAAAACTACGTTATGGCTATTTGGATAGATCGCTGAGTAGACCATATACGCTCGACCGCCCGGCGCTCGGGCCCGGCGTACTTCTGAATGACCTTTTTGACAGTCTCATAATTGGAGTGCACGCGATAGGCAATCTGCTTACGGTTGACTCCGTTTTGATACAAGGTG